GGAAGTAGCTTCCTTGAGAGTGGATATGTATACGCACCTTATGTGCCGCTACAGACCACTCCGACTATCTTCGGTGTTGAAGACTTCGTGCCCCGCAAAGGCGTGATGACCCGATATGCCAAGAAGATGGTTCGTCCAGATATGTATGGATTAGTTGTCGTTCGCGACCTAGTTTAAATATAACTGACGTAAGGTCAAATTAATGAAAGCCCCGTCTCTTTTGAGGCGGGGCTTTCTATTTAGTAATGACCCAAAGAGGAACTACGCATGGCAATCCCGAAACTAAATCCGACTTCATCAACGAATACCAATATTTTGCCTGTAACCGGAACCGCCGGGAGTGTTATTTCAACGCTCCCCTTTGGAATCTATCAAAGTGCCACCTTTCTTACGGCTGCTGCCGATCAGGTGGCTTATACATATAAAAAATTAGGTGGGGATGTTCTTGACATTGAGTTGGCAGAAGGGAATGTTTATTCTGCTTATGAAGAGGCAGTCCTTGAATACTCTTATATAGTTAATATTCACCAAAGTAAGAACTCACTCTCCAGTCTCCTGGGGGCCAACACAGCTTCGTTTGATAATGATGGCCAAATAGTGAGTGGTGATGCACTCTCCGGATCCGATATAGAGTTACGATATCCTAAGTTTAACTACGGCTATATGAATAGGATGGCAGAACGCACTATTACAGATGTGGGTCTGGGAGGGACTGTTCCTATTTATTCGGCGTCATTTGACCGTATTTCGAAACAACAAGATTATGATCTTCAAGCTATTGTTTCATCCTCTGCTGCCACCGATACCACTCGCGCTTATTATGGGCTGCTCCGGGGGAAACGCATCACCATTCGCAAAGTCTTTTACAAATCTCCCCGCGCAATGTGGCGCTTTTATGGCTATTACGGAGGTTTCTCAGTAGTGGGAAACTTGCGTACTTATGGTCAATATGCGGATGACTCTACCTTCGATATAGTACCCGTTTGGCAGAACAAATTGCAAGCTATTGCATATGAAGATGCCTTAAATGTACGAATATCACACTATTCATACGAGATTAAAAATAATAAATTGAGGATATATCCCGAACCTGCAGGAATTTCACCGGAAAAGTTTTGGTTTGAATTTACCATTGAGGATCGCTCGCCTTGGGAAGACGATACTATTGATCATGCCACGACCAAGGGGGTAAACAACATGAATCAATTACCATTTAATAATCTTCCTTACAATAAAATTAATTCTATCGGAAAACAGTGGATTAGGCGCTTTGCGTTAGCACTAACAAAAGAAATGCTCGGCCAAATTCGAGGTAAGTTTAGTACTATTCCCATTCCTGGAGAGAATGTGACTTTGAACTTTGCTGATTTATTGAGTCAAGCTAAAGCCGAACAGGATGGATTACGAGAAGAACTTAAAGTAACACTTGATGAGTTGACCTATCAAGCCTTGATTGAAAAGGATTCTGGCGCCACTGACAATAATAATAAGATGCTCAGCACCATACCAGCCGGCATATATGTGGGCTAATTAGATGGCCGACGATCCCAAAAATAAGTGGTCTGCACCCAAAGCACCACCGCCTCCCATGTTTTTTGGGGAAAAGGAGCGTGATCTGGTTAAACAGGTTAACGATGAGTTAGCTGAAAGAGTGGTCGGTCAGACGGTTGCCTATTATCCGGTGAGCATAGAGCATTCAAATTTTAACCCTGTGTATGGCGAAGCTATTAATAAGGTTACCTATCCTCCGGTGAGGGTATATGCGTATGTAACTGTTGAGAACGAACAAACTCATGATCGTTACGGCTATGAGTACACCACCAAGCTAACTGTGCATTTTCACAACAAAAGATTGACCGCCGATCAAGATTTGTATGTCCGAGTTGGAGACTTCGTGCAGTACGGGGATGAATTTTATGAACTAGTTCGTACTTATGATGACACACGGTACTATTTTGGCCAAGTTGAACATAAGTTTCAAATAACTGCCGAGTGTATTAAGGCCAGAGAGGGGAATTTCCGTGTCAGACAGTAAAAGAGCACAAAGACAGATTCAAAAGGATAAGTTTGCGTTAAGATGGGCGCCTGTGGGGAATAAAGAAGTTGAAGCGAACCTTCAAGAGATAGAGTTTATGCCTTCAACAATAGAAACAATTGATGGTGCCATGTTAAAATTTCTCAATGAACGGTTAAATCTCTCTACTACCACCAATGAGGGTTTTAAACAGGTGCCTGTTATTTGGGTTTCTGCTGAGCGCTCTTTTCAAATTAAAGGTAACCGAGATTTACGAGACAAGGAACATGCTCTCATTTTGCCCATGATTACATTGGCGCGCTCGTCCTTGACGAAAGAACAGGACTTTAGAGGGAGTGTGTATGCAAATCTTTATCCCATCGACGACCCACGCGGCGGAACGATTACAGTAGGACGTGTTCTTAACCAAGATAAAACTTCGAAGTTTCAAAATGCGACCGTTAAACGCACCTATGGTGGGGGCGATCGGGTCAAGGGTAAGGGACTAAATGCCCCGAGCCGAGATCAATCAATTAGAAAAACAGTTTATGAAACTATTACGATGCCCATTCCCACGTGGATAAAAGTTGTTTATTCTGTATCTTTGCGCACTGAATACCAGCAGCAGATGAACGATTTGCTTACTCCTTTCGTTACAATTCCGGGAAATTCACGCACGCCACATCGGTTGGAAAACGAGGGACATTTTTATGAGATGTTTATCGATGGGGGCTTTTCTGATAATTCAAATGCCAAAGATATGGGCATGGAACGTAGAAACTTCGAAACTGACATCAGTATTGAGGTTTTGGGGTACCTAATGGGAGAAGGCCCAAACCGTGAAAAGCCCAAGATTATTAAGCGTCAAAATGCGGTTGAAGTAGCCATCCCCAGAGAGCACGTAATTATGGGGGATATACCTGATAATATTAAGGATGGAAAATATAGAGAATAGTACTCTTGGGTAGATTTTACACTACTTATTAAGAATGCTCGTTTAACAGGAGAATGTCCCGCATGTCAATTAAAAATTATAAGTTTGTTTCACCTGGTGTTTTTGTTAATGAGATTGACAATTCCCAGCTCCCAGCATCTCCAGCTGGCACCGGCCCAGTCCTCATCGGCCGCGCTCAGAAAGGCCCGGGTCTCCGACCTGTTACTGTAAGTTCTTTTTCACAATATGTCGATGTGTTTGGAGTTCCAATTCCCGGCAATGGCGACAGCGATTGGCGCGCCGGCAATAAATCTGGTCCCACATATGCTATGTATGGTTCCCAGGCCTATCTGCGGAATAGTTCTCCTTTAACTTTTGTTCGCCTGATGGGCGGCGAGGCCCCCAATAACGATGCTAGTGATGCGGGCACTGCCGGCTGGGGCGGCACTGATTTTGCATACAGCAACAGCAACGCCAATGGTGCATACGGTTTGTTTCTGTTTAATTCAGGCTCCGTCGCCGTATCCACATCTGCGGTAGAACCACACTCTGTGCCCTTGACGGGCGCCCTCGCCGCTATTTTTTATGTGAATAATGCCGGCACGACCATTCGTTTGCGTGGTACAGTACTTCCGTCAAGCTACGATAAGTCGGTCGAGGGGGTCTCCGCCGCAACTGTAAATGGCGCCAACATCGTGGTTAAAAGTACCGCCAACAGCAATCGCCAGTTTCAAGCCATTATCGAAGAAGAGATAGTGGGCGGCAAGACTGTTACTGCGTCCTTCAATTTTGATATTAACAGCTCCAAGTATATTCGCAAAGTTTTTAACACAAATCCCCAGCTTACAAATAGTACAATTGTGGATGGTGCCAACAATAAGGGTTACTTCTTAGGCGAAACATTTGACCGCCATGTGAAGGCGAACATCGGAACTAGCAATGTTTATGGCGCCATTGTGGCCCTTTATAATAGTTCAGGTTCCCTGGACGGCGCTAATCACAAAAGTGCGCTCCTCTCGGGCCAAACCCCGGGCGTGATCGCTTGTGATATCACACCTCGCACTGCCGGCGCCGACATCTCTTTCAATCCGGAAAGTCAACCGCAGCTGTTTAAGTTCCACGCCTTGGACGAACCCGGCGATTGGACCAACCGCAACATTAAGATTTCTATTCAAGATATCGCAGTTTCTACCAACGACTCTAATCCATATGGTAGTTTCTCCGTTCTGATTAGACACCTGTCTGATTCAGATAATGTGGTGCAGATACTGGAAAGGTTCGATGACTGCAATTTGAACCCCAATTCACTCAACTATATTGGTCGTTTGATCGGTACTAAATATCGAACTTGGAATGCGGCGGAACGCCGATACATAGAATACGGAGATTATGACAATCGCTCCAATTATGTCCGGATGGAAATGAACTCAGACGTGGACGCTGGGGCTACTGATCCTCGTTATCTGCCCTTCGGCTTCCGCGGCATGGTAAAATACAATGACTTCAGAATTTCAGGATCCAGGACCCTCAACGAAGGCAGTACTGCCACGACGCCTGATCGAGGGGGCTGGTTGACCGGTTCAGA